GAAGTTACCCGTTCACCTATTCCATTGCAGCAGCTAACACCTGGGAATACAAAACAATCACCATTGCTGGTGACACGACCGGAACGTGGGCAACTGACAACAGCGCCGGAATTGGGGTGTTCTTTGGCTTGGGGGTCGGCTCCGCTACTAGCGGGGCAGCTGGTGCATGGACTGCTGCAAACTGTGTGTCCGCCACAGGTGCTACTAGTGTTATCGGCACCAACAGCGCCACCTTCTACATCACCGGCGTTCAGCTTGAGGCCGGCAGTATTGCAACACCTTTTGAGCGTAGAAGCTACGGGCTGGAGCTTCAGCTCTGTCAGCGCTACTTTGAAATACAGGATCTAGGTGCTGTAACTACAGCATATGTCAGCGGTGGTTACAACTACCACGTTGGCATGGTGCGCTGGAAAGTAACCAAAAGAGTGGCCCCTACCACGAATACCCCTGCCGTTGGCAACTATCAACCAGGGGGCGGATCTGGCACAGCGTCCGTAAGCAGCGCGACGGTTGACGGCGGCCTTCTCCTTTCCGGAAGCACTAATATGACATTCCCGAACCAATGGCTAGGCGGCACAATTCTCACCATTTCAGCGGAGCTTTGAAAATGAACGCCATCAGTTACAGGTTGATGCCTAAATGGATGAATGTCATCCAGCGGATTGATGAAAACGGAGAGTGCTTTTCAATCCCCTTCGACCCCGCCAACACCGACTTCCAGGCGTACCTGGAGTGGGTTGCGCAAGGCGGTGTACCCGAGCCTGCCCCCGAGCCCGATCCCGTCCCCGAGCTGACGCCCGCCGAAAAACTCGCCTCCAGCGGCCTAACAGTCGCCGAACTCAAAGACCTCCTCGGCCTCACCTAACCCCCATCCATAACCTGAAACAACTGCCCCTCAGGTGTGGCCGTCAAGAGCAAATCCGGCATCTCCGCTACCCGCCGCACCTTCCAACCCGGCCCACCCAAAACAACCGCCCAAGGCCAGGGCCAGCACTCGCGCCCTGAACGCCGAGGACGCAAAAAGCTCCGCGGCCAAGGCCGCTAATCACCCTCGATAGCCTGACTGAGTAGCAACCACTCAGGTCGTGGTCGAGGTCTTTGCCGCCGTCATCGGTTCCGCCATCACCGTCGGAGCCATGGGCATCGGTGCCAACACCAGACGAACCACCGAAGGCCGCGACGCCGTCATCAAACTGACCGCCGCCGTCGAGAACGTCGCCGTCCGCCTCGAAGAACTCCACGTCGACATCCGCGCTGACCGCAAAGAGACCTACCAACGTCTCAACGGCCTCGAACAGCGCGTCGCCAAGCTCGAGGCCATCTCCCCGTGAGTAACCCCGCCGTCGTCGCCCTTGTCCTCAGGCTGCTCGTCGGCTGTTACAGCTACATGCTGCTCATGGCCAGCGCCAACGTCCTGAGCTGCGAACTCCGCCGCCCCGGCCAATGCGGCAACCAGTGGACCCAAGCCTTCACCGTCGCCGGCGGCGCCGCCTCCACCCTCTGGGCCTACATCACCGACTCCCCCGCGCAAGCGCGCACCCCCTCTGACCGAGGGCGGTCCCGCAATCCCTTCGGAGGACCCACCTCATGAAATCCTTCCTCATCCGCATCGCCAAAGCGCTGCTCAAAGCCGCCCTCGATGAGGGCCTCCGCCGCGCCCTCCCCACCGTGTACAAGCAGCTCGACGCCGAAGTGCCCCTGCTCCTGTACAACAACGCTCCCCCGAGCTCGGTCCAAGGTGCAGTCGCCAGCGCCATCTCCAACGCCACCGGCCATCGCGCCTCCCCTACCGAAATCGAGGCTGTAATCGGTCTCTACGACCCCATCAAAGCGGCCATCAACCGCCTTCGCTGACGCCGATACACTGCCTCAGGAGGTCACAGTCATGATCCAGCCTGGGGTCTACAACATCAAACTCCAGCGCCGCGCTGACTACAGCGTCCTCCTGGAATTCAAGGACGCCAACAAAGCCGTCATCGACCTGACTGGCTGGACCGTCGCTGCCCAAGTTTGGGACCAAGGCCGCTCCACGAAATACGCCGACTTCTCCGTCGACTACGTCAACCGGCCCCAAGGCCGAGTACGACTTCGCCTGGCCTACAGCGCCACCTCCACCTTCCCCAACGAGAGCGCCTACGACGTCCTGCTGCTCAACCCTGCCGGCGAGCGCGAGTACTACCTCGAAGGCACAATCCTTGCAGCTGAAGGCTACACATCTGTGTCATGACCTTCATAAACGTCACCACAACTCAAGCAGAGATCACGATCACCGAAGAAAACGGTGCGATCACTGCGATCACGACACCCGCGAGCCCGGGGGTCATCACTGCCTACACCGAAGGCCCCCAAGGCGCTCCCGGCGCTGCCATCGCCTCCATCGGCCAAATCCCTGACGTCGACACGAGCGCGGTGACCGACGGCTCGGTCCTTGTCTACGACAGCTCCAGCTCCAAGTTCAAAGCAAACAACGTCTGGACGACCTCAACACTTTCGGATGGTGGCAACTTTTAGTCGCCCTACGTCTCCAAACAGCGGCGATAACTTAGGGCAATGCTCTTCCGCCGGTAGATGGCCAACACTCTGAGGATCAAGCGCCGCGCCAGCGGCTCTCCCGGCGCCCCTACCTCGCTCGCCAACGCCGAGCTCGCTTACAACGAGGTCGATGACGTCCTCTACTACGGCAAGGGCACCGGCGGCGCCGGCGGAACAGCAACCACCATCCCTGCAATCGCCGGCGCAGGTGCCTACCTCACGCTGAGCACGGCTCAGACAGTCAGCGGAAACAAGACCTTCACCGGGGACGTAATCGTCCCCACCCAGCTAACTGCCGACAGCAGCACCAAGGCAGCCAGCACCGCCTTCGTGAAGGCGCAGAACTACCTCACCGGCAACCAAACAATCACCTTCACCGGTGGCGCGACCGGCTCGGGTACGACCTCGGTTGCTCTGACCCTGGCGAACAGCGGTGTCACCGCCGGCACCTACACCAAGATCACCTTCAACGCGAAGGGCCTGGCCACCTCCGGCACCACCCTGGCTGCCAGCGACATCCCAACGCTGACCGCCGCCAAGATCAGCGACTTCGACACCCAGGTCCGCACCAACCGCCTGGATCAGCTGACCGCGCCCACCGCGGATGTCACGCTCAACAGCCGCAAGATCACCAACCTGGCGGACCCCACCGGGGCCCAAGACGCCGCCACCAAGGCATACGTCGACGCCACCAAGCAGGGCCTCGACGTCAAGGACTCCTGCCGCGCCGCCACCACAGCCAACATCACGCTGAACGGCACCCAGACCGTCGACGGCATCGCACTGAGCGCCGGCGACCGTGTCCTGGTGAAGAACCAGACCACCGCCTCCGAGAACGGCCTCTACACCGTTGTCTCCGGTGGCGCCTGGACCCGCACCACTGACGCCGATACCTCGGCAAAGGTGACCTCAGGCATGTTCACCTTCGTCGAGGCCGGCACCACCAACGCCGACTCCGGCTGGGTCCTGACCACCGACGGCACAATCACCCTCGGCACCACCGCCCTCGCCTTCACCCAGTTCTCGGGTGCCGGCCAAATCACCGCCGGCGCAGGTCTGACCAAGACCGGCAACACCCTCGACGTCGTCACTGCGAGCGCGACCCGCATCGTCGTCAACGCCGACTCGATTGACCTGGCTACAACCGGCATAACCGCCGGCACCTACATCTCGACCACGGTCGATGCGTACGGCCGCATCACCGCCGGCACCAACCCCACAACCCTGTCTGGCTACGGCATCGTCGATGCCCAGCCTCTCGACGCCACGCTGACCGCCCTGGCCGGCGTCACCACGAGCGCGAACCAGCTCATCTACGCCACTGGCTCCGACGCCTTCACCACCACGAGCCTGACCGCCTTCGGCCGCAGCATCCTCGACGACGCCGACGCCACCGCAGGGCGCACCACCCTGGGCCTCGGCACCATCGCCACACAAAACGCCAACAACGTGGCCATCACCGGTGGGACGATCGACAACATCGACCTCGACGGCGGCGTCTTCTAAAGCGCTCCGCCGTCTGTCCAGCCTCCCTAGGCACCCGAGGACGGCCACATGGCAAACACGATCAAGCTCAAGCGCTCCGCTGTGCAAAACAAAGTCCCCACCACCGGGGACCTGCAACTCGGCGAGCTCGCCATCAACACCTACGACGGCCGGCTCTACGTCAAAAAAGACACCGGCGTCGCCTCCGTCGTCCAGATCGGCTACGACCTAATCGACGACGGCACCTACTGAGCCCCAAACCCCGGCGGACCCGGGTCCCGCCCAGTCGTGAGCACCTTCACCGCCCTCGCATAGAACGGGCTATCGGTCTTCCCTGCCTTCTCCAGGGCCTCCTTGACCTTCGCCCAGTTCTCCCGAGTGCGGTCGTCCATCAGTAGATCCACTCCGCCGCGGGCCTAACCCCGGCCCCGGGCACAAAGCCCCCACCCCCGCGGGTGTCCAAATGGATGAACCCCCGAGGACGGCCGTCGCCCAGCCCTCCGGTCCAGCGCACCCGGATCCACTGGTAGAAGCTCTCCAGGCTCCGGTCGACCGGATAGATGTCGAACGCCTCCCCCGTGGTGTGCTTCGAGCCCGGCACCCCGCCCACTTGGGAATTGATCGGCTCCGGCCTGTAGAAGCTCGTCACCCCGAGGGGCCGCCCCCACGCCAAGCGCACCTTTTCAAACTCCGCAGCAGTCCGCAGCAACTTGCTGCGCACAGAAGCGCTCTGCCCCGGAACGCGGCGCCGATCCCACTGCAGCACCTCCCCCACCGTCAGGTGCGGGGTCACCAAGCAATCAAAGTCCCCCCAATCCACCGAGGACGGCATGGCTTCGCCGCCCCGCTGCGCCTTGGACCAGTGCGACTCAAACAGGTACCAAGTACCCGCGCCCCCGGCCAACTCAACCTTGGCGTGCCCGTCGGCCGGCACCTCCGTGTATGCAGCAACTGCATAGTCCTTGCCCTTGACCACCGCCACCTTCTCCTTGTCCCCGAGCTCACTTGCCTGAACGGGCTTTTTCTTGAGCCAGGTGTCCTGCCGCGCCTCGATCTCGAACAGGATCGGCTTGGGCGCCGCCTTCACCACCTCCGGCTCCGCACCCGAGTTCGGGGCCTTCTCGTCCATCAGCCGGATCAGCTTCTCCGCGTAGGCCGGGTCCGTGGCGTAGCCCTGCTTCACGAGCTCCTTAGCCGCCGCCTCCCGCGTCGCCGCCCTGTTGACGCCCTCGTAGCCCTCCCAGTCCTTGTACCAGCGCGTCACGAGGTACTGGACACAGGCCCCGAGGTCGGGGAAGTCCATGAACTCGGCGTCGACATGCACCCGAGCTCCGTTGATGAACTCAGTCGTCGGCTTGACCGTGCCCTTGCCCTTGATGCCGAAGTAGTTGTTCCGCCCGCTGGTGTGCTCAAACCAGCCGCTCTCCAGCGCCGCCTGCGCAGCCACAAGCTCGGGGAACTTCGCCCCCGCTGCCTTGGCCGCCGCCAGGACCCCATCCCAGCTCGCGGGGTAGGCGGTCTTCTTGCTGCTGGCCATGCGCAACGTGCGTATGAACCAGGCTATCGGTCCACTATCGGTCCACTCTGTGATGCCAGATCATCAAGGTCTCAGCCACCGCAACGCTTTCTGGAGACCCCTTAACTCTTTGGGGTAGTGGGGGTCGTGGGTTCAAATCCCGCCGCTCCGATTCAGTAAAACCGGCACTTTCCAGTCGCCACGCCGCTTCTCCCCCGAGAGCGGCTTTTTTATTTGGTCGCTCCAGGGCCCAAATAGACCTAGCCTGACGGCGAAAACGGTCCACCTTTCGGTCCACCCGGTGCCCCTCGAAGCCGCCCTCGGGGAACTCAACGCCCGCCTCAAAGCCGGCGGCCACCGCTGCACCATCGAGCAGCGCAAAGCCTCGCTTGTGCTCCGGGCCACCCTGGTGGACCGCTCCGATCCGGCCCTCAAGCGCCGCCAACGGATCAGCCTCGGCCTGCCCGCCGTCCTCGCCGCCCTCGGTGAAGCGGAGGACAAGGCCCACCTCCTCTCCCGGCAACTGCGCACCGGCACCTTCTGCTGGGAAGCCTGGGACACCCCCGAAGGCCCCGCCGCCATCACCGTCGCGGAGTTCCGCACGGCCGCCCAGCGACTCCACGCCAGCAAGTACCGCAAGGAACCCGAGCGCGGTGCCAGCGCCTGGTCCAAGAAATGGGCCCCCGCCCTGCGCAAGCTCCCGCCCTCGGGCGCCATCACCGAAGTCTCCCTGCTCCGGGTCATCCGCTCCATGCCCGCCGGCAGCGCCTCCCGCCGCGACCAGGGCAACCTCCTGACCCAAGTGGCCAAGTCCCTGGGCCTAGAGACCAGCGCCCTCCTCGAAGCCTGCCGCGGCTACGGCGTCGACAAGCTCACCGAGCGCGACATCCCCACCGACGAGGCCATCGAGGCCGCGTTCAAGCAAATCCGCCAGCCGCACTGGCGCTGGACCTTCGGGATGTGCGCTGCCTATGGCCTTCGTCCCCACGAGTGCGCTGAGCTCACCTGGCTCGAGGACGACTGGATCGAGGTCCACGACAAGACCAAAACAGGCGCCCGTCGTGTCACCCCGTGCCCGAGCGCCTGGATCAAGCTCTTCGAGCTACGGGACCTCCCGCGCCCCACGCAAAGCGCCCGCACCCTGACCAAGGTCTTCAACGACGCCCTGGACCGGGCCCAGGTGAGCATCAAGCCCTACAACCTCCGCCACGCCTACGCCCTGCGCCTGCTGTCCAAAGGCGTCTCCGCCGACCTCGGTGCCCGCCTGATGGGCCACAGCCTCCAGGTCCACCAGTCCACCTACCAGCGCTGGATCGAGGGCGACCGCATCCAGAAGGCCATGCAGGGCATTTCGCTTTAGGTTGGGCTAGCATCTATCCAGATCCGGTTAGACCTTCGTGGACGAGATCCTCAACCGCCTCGATGCCCTTGAGCGGACCCTCGTGGCCCTAATCGAAAGCAAGCAGACCCCAGCCAGCAACGACTGGGTCGACTCCAAAGAGTTCTGCCGCCTGGTTGGGCTGCGCGACACCAAAGCCCTGGTGTACCAGATGTCCAAGGGCATCATCCACGGCCCCGCCATCAAGAACATCGGCACCGCCAAGCGCCCGCGTTACCGCTTCCATCGCGTCAAAGCCGTCAACCAGTTCCTGAATAGGACAGTCAGCGCCTAACGCTTTTCCAGTACCGATCCTCTGCCTTGGCCTCCCAGGCCCGGTGTTGAGCGAGCCGCGCCGAAGCCCGAGCCCGTTTCTTGCTCAGGTTCCAGTCACTGAAGAACTCCGCATCAGCAACAAGTCGCTGCAACAGCCCATTTGGCAGCTTGCGGACCACCTTCTCCAAGCGACGCAACAACACGGCTCTGACTTCGAGCTCGGTCAACCGCCCACCGAGAACAACAGCTCGACGTACCGCCGTCCATCAATCTCCATCCCACGCCCATCTCCGACCACGAGCCCATCGAAGTGGTCCTCGAGCCTGGTGGTCAGCACATCCATCACCGCCATAGCTTCGACGACCGCGTCAACGCTCGGCGCCGCATCGATTGCCTCGGCGATGTCCTCCATCAACACGCAGTAGAAGGAGCGATCCCGGGGCACAAATTGTGGGGCCATGGATGTAGCGCCACTACCCAAGGCTACGGATGACCGTTATTTGGCATCCGCCCAAGTCTTGCCAGAGGACACCTCAGCAACGATGGGCACATGGGTGCAGACCTCTGACCCCGCCGACTCCATCGACTCCTTTAGCACCGTTCCCCAGTGCTCAGCGCGATCCTCACGCACCTCGAGGACGATTTCATCGTGGACCATGGCGATCAATTTGGCCTCACCAGCCGGCGCCTGAACAACGTGGCGCCACAGCTTGTCAATCGCGATCTTGGCGATGTCACCTGCGGTGCCCTGCACCTGCGTGTTGATCCGCGTCGTGTACTTGTCGTTGAAGCCAACCAACATCCGCCGGCGCCCAATCGCGGTGTTCACCGCCTTCGTGGTCTTGGTGCCTTCGCTCTGCTGCCAGGCATAGAGCGTGGGGTACGCAGCTCTGAAGCCCTCGACGATCTGCCGCGCCTCGTCGAGTTCCATGTCGAGCCCGTACTGCGCGACTGCCTGCTTCTGCAACGTCGCCGGCCCCGCGCCATACAGCAACCCGAAATTGGCCACCTTCGCTGAGGTCCTGGCCTCCTTGGTGACGTCCTCGAGGGCGACACCGGTCATCAAAGCGGCGGTCTCGGTGTGCAGGTCACGCCCCGCCCTATACGCCTCTCGCATCTTCTCCTCCCCCGAGAGCTCAGCCGCCACTCGCAGCTCCACCTGGGAGAAGTCAGCCACAACGAGCACATAGCCGGCCTCGGCAACGAACTTGCTGCGAAAATCCTTGCCCCGATTGACCTGCTGAAGGTTGGGAGACGCTGCGCTGAGCCTCCCCGTCTCAGTCCCCATTTGCCTGTAATTGCAATGGATCCGGCCATCCGGCCCCACGGACTCCAGGAGCTTTTCAATGTTCGAAACCTTGGTGACCGCTGTCTTCCAGTTCAGGTATTGATCGATCAGCTCATAGTCCTTGCGCAGGAACGCCAACAGGTTCTGATCCAGGCTCGGGGCGCCCTTCTCATCCGGGGGTAGCAGGATGCCCGCCTGCTCAAAGCGCTCGGCCATCTGCTTCGGCGAGCGCGGGTTGAAGCCCTTGTAGACCTTGGTTCCCAGCCGCTTCGAACCGGAATCCTTCTCCCTGGTGTTGACGCTGCCATCAGGATCACGCGGCAGCCACGAGTGCGGATCATCCGGCAGGTTCGCCCGGATCTCCTTGTCGAGGTGCTCCAGAAACAGGGTTTTCAGAGCCTCAGCCTCCTGGGTCAGCGACAGCCGCAGGTCCTCTGCCCCAGGCTTGTCGAAGCCAAACCCGTGCCACTGCATCGTTGCGATGGGCCGGAGCACCCGCATCTCCAGCAGAAACAGATCCCAGAGCGTGAAGTTCGCCCGAATCCGCTGACTCCTGAGGCTCTCCGCCAACTCATCCGCCAGGAACGGCAAGCAGATCACGTCACGCGCCGCGTACTCGACCATCTCGCTGGTGATCTCGCCGGACCAATCCGCCTTCTGCAGCTCCTTGGCCAAGGGCAGCTTGAGCACCCGGTCCACCAATGAGCCGAGGTCGTTCTTGGCCCCGGTCCCGTTATTGATGATCTTCGCGGCAATCATGGTGTCAAACAGCACACCACCGAGGACGATGTTCTCTCCTCGCAAGAAATTCAGATCAAACGCAGCGTTCTGCAAGACCTTTCGGTTAGGCCCTTCCAATAAATCTCTGAGCTCACGTAACCCAGGTGAATCCCACGGCACACTCCTCTCGCCCTCGGCGCGCCAACCGTCGAGGTCAACAATCAGTGCAAAATCTTTAGTCCCAACCTGAATTAGCCGCACCTGATTCGTCAGCGGATCAAGGCCGGTCGTTTCCGTGTCAACGCCAAGAAACCCGTCTACAGCTGCGATCTCAGCGATACGACGTTGTAATAGGCCCACCTGATGGGGACCCTGAACAAAGTCGAAATCCAGACGTGTCAGGGCATCAACCCTTTCCTGTGTTTTTAGGGATGGCATTGTGGTGTAACGGCGTTTTGTGGATGGACCACCTCTCGCTGAAGTTCGCGGAGCAATCCGCGCTGCGCATGGTGGACAGCTGCACCGACCTCGAGCAGCTCAAGCCGCTGACTCGCAGCTTGGTCAAAGGACATTTCGAAGCCAAAGCCCTGATCTGCCTGCTGCTGGAGCAACAGATCGAAGCCCTCGGCCGAGATCGGTGTGAAGGGTGCCCATCCGTTTTCGGAACTGATCAGGCGCCAGCAAGCTGAGCCTTGAAACGCTGGAGCGTCTCGACCAGCCAGGAACGGCGATAGCTCTTCACTTGGCGAGGAGCACCATCAACAAACTGCTGGCGAGTCGGGGGCTCTTCACCAAAGTCCTCGCGGTAGGCGTTCGCCACCAGGATCCCGGCGGAGCGGTACTTGGTCCGGGGCAGCACCTCTTGGAACACCTCCATCCAGGCATCGCTCAGGGTCAGCTCGTCTTCCCCAGCCAGCGCGGGCACTGAACCCGAGCTCGCGGACAGCACGTTGCTGCGCACGATGTCCTTGAACAGCAGCTCGTCGCGCTGATCCATCCCGCCGAGCTTCTCGAACAGAGCCACGCTCCGCTCCACGAGGGCGACAACTTCAGCAGCACCGAGCCTGGGCGTCGATGTTTTCTGAGGTTGAGCAGCACCCTGGAAGCCCTCAATGAACCAGCCGTCCATCCAGACCGCGAACGGCGCCGAAATCCACCGGGCCAGATCCACGGCGACTTGGGGATGGACCCAGGTACCGCCGCCATGGCCCTGACGCGAAACGATCAGGTCAAACACCGGAATTTCCGTTGTTTGGGACAGGGCGTCCAAATACTGCTGGCACCGATCCGACTCCCGGTAGTCAGACCAGCGCTTCTCATTGGCCCGGCACATGGCCGTGGCGTTGACGAAGCCGTCGGTGGTCCGGCGGCTGATCGGGGTCCCGTTCCAGGAACGCGACACCAGCTTGTTGCTATCCATCGAGAAGAAAGACATGTAGGTTGTGCGGAGCCCTGCTCCGGATGTGGTTGTCGGAGCGGCGCGGCCACCAGCGGTGAACGGTGGTGACGCAGGGGGAGGAGGTTGCACTCCTCCCTTTGCCGTATCTGGTCAGCCTAGCCCCGATTCAGGAACTGCAAGCAGTCATCCACACCAGGGCTAGGGGCATGAGGCTCAGCCGGCCCTAAACCCAGCGTCGAGGTCGTCCCAGTCGACGACGGCCTCGGGCCTGGGCTCCTGTGCCCACACAGGCGGAGCCACCGGCTGACCACCGGATTCAGGGTGACTGATCACGGCCTCGGCCTCGGCACCGACGTCCTCCGAGCCAACTTCAGGGACGCCCTCGGGGCCCCTTATACCGAGTGTGGGCGTGTCATTTGCCCATTGCTCCTTGGAATCGCCCTCGGGGACTGGCGTTTGACCAATGGACAACCTGTCCTGTTCTGGATGTTGTCCATTGCTTTTCTGAACTGGTTGGCTCGGCTCAGAGCAATGGACACCGTACTCGGCAGAAACTGCTGTGTCCATTGCTTTTTCCTGTTCCTGCAATGGGTTTGAAGGACGAATCGACAAAAGTCCCCTCGTAGTAGGCAACGCACGCGCGCGTGAGGGAGGGAGTGTGTACGTCTGTACTGGTTTGTCGGCTCCATCCACAACCGTCTTCTTCCCGAGGACGAGGACGCCATCGTCAACCCATCGATCAAGCCAACGCTTCACGGTCCGACTCGCCGGAGCCCGGCGCCCCTGACCCCCCATCTCCTCGACCAGCGACTCCCACACCTCCTTCGCCGTCAGACGGTCCACGAGAGCGTCACCGTCCTCACCCCGCGCCTTGAGGACTTGGTCCTTCACGATCCGCAGCGCCATGGTGTGGGGCTCCGGATCACCCTGGCCCTGGTCCTCCCGCCGCTCGGTCGGGGTGTAGTCCCACACCGAGTACGCGAAGTCGTGGTCCCGCTCCACCACCAGCAAGTCGCCCTGGCGCCCGAGCCTGGACTTCTTGATCTGGATCATCCGGCAGCTGGACGGAACCCGCCCCCGCTCGCGCAGCGCCTCACGCTCATCCTCCGAGAGCGTCCGCAGGTGCCACTGCTCATCCACCGCAGCGATCAGGTAGCGCGTGCCCCTGGCATCGCCATTGGCGTTGTCGTGGTGAATCCAGATGATCGATGTCGCCGGGAACCCTGAGTCGTCCGGATCGCCGTTCTTCTCCGCGTAGTAATAGAAGGGGCTGGCGAACGCCTTGTCCTTCTCCTCGACCTGCATCTTGGTGCTGCAGGAGCCGATCGAGTCGACGACCACCAGCGCCGGCTTGTAGGCCCGGATCCACTCCGCAAACTCGTGCGTGTGGTTGATCTGGAAGCCGCGCTTCACGATGAACCACTTGTCGAGGGCGGGGTTGATGCCGTTGTCCTCGCAGTCCCGCAGCAGCTTGGCCGGGTTCTGATCGTTCTGAATCCAGAGCACCGGGCCCTGCTTCACCGGCAGCTCAATGCCGCGGATCCGCATCGTTTCGCCGCGCCCGACGACCTTGGCCAGGCCCATGCAGGCCGACGTTTTCCCGAGGCCGCCGGCCGCGTGCAGCATCACCTGGGTGGGCCGCATCAACAGGTTCGGCACCAGGAACTGCATCTGCTCCACGTCCTGCCACCACTCCTTCTTCTGGTTGTTGCGGCGGCTGTCCTCGTAGTACCGGTACTCATCCATGGCAGCCAGGCACTGCTGGCCCGTCAGCCTCCGGCCGGTCTCAGCCGCCAAGCCCGCCATCCGCCCGAGCCTGATCGCCGGGTTGAGCTCCTCATCGTGGATCTTGATCAGCGCCTCGTGAAACTGGCGCTCATCCATCACCAGCCGCGGGGCCTCCTTTGTGATTTGCGCCCGCGCATCCTCTGGGTAGTTGAAGCCGAGCTTGGTAGTGATCTCCGCGACGTACCGCTCCAGGTCCGGGCCCTGGGGCCGCTCGGCATACAGGTCATTGACCGTGACCTTGTGAACGAAGTCGAGAACGTCACCGCCAACCCCGCACGCCTTGCAATCCCAGCAGCCCGACTCTGCCGAGTACTGGAAGCTGGTCCCTGACTGCCCGCCATGCCATGGGCACCCGGACATCATCTGGGGCTTGTTGCCCCCGCGCTCCTTCCACCCGTACTTGTCGAACACCGGATGGTTGAACACCAGATCATCCAACCGAGGCCGCAGCAGCCGCTGCACCTCCTCCTTGAAGAACCAGCCACGGATCTGCCGTGACGGAATCGCCGTCTCCCCGAGCTCGGCATCCAATGCCTTCTGGTCGGCATCGCTCAGCCACTGCACCGGTTTGCGGTGGTCCCGCAGAACATCGAGCACCCAAGCCGGTGCCGGAGCGACCTTCGCCTCGTTGTAGTTCAGCCAGCGATACGGCTTACCTGTGTCGGGGTGGGGCGAGCCCGGCACCACGCTCTGGCACTGGTTGAAGCGCAGCACCACCTCCTCGTACTGGGGCGCTTCGCTCGCCTCGGCCTTCCCGGCCTGACGTTCGACATCGCTGTGTCCCAGGTGCCAACTGCCGTCAGCACGCAGGATCAGCGTCTTGACATGCCGAAGCTCAGGGACAATCGACTGAGGCACCCGGTACAGCAGCTGCCGCCGCCCCGGCTTCCCCGATGTCCACGACATCGTGCGCTCCTCACCGAGCGCGTCGTAGTCGTTGCCGGCGGCATCCTTGTACCGACCGTCCGCCTCCGGCCCATCAATATCCAGGGCAATCAGGCCCCCCGAGAACTCCCCGGTGACCACACCGAGGCCGGCGTAGGCCCTGTTCGTCTTATAGGCATCGATGCAAAGCTCCCGGGTCAGGGGCTTGGTGCTCCACTCCTTGACGAAAGTTGCTTTCCCTGCCACGGGGACAAAAGTCCACCACTCGGGGAAAACGCCCTCCCGCAGGAGATCGATGGCACGCTTCCCCTTGTCCGGGAACGCACCGCTTGCGGCTGGTACAGCTGTCATGTAAGTTTTGGACGCTTGAGACTTGTCCTTCAGGACGCCAGAGCCCCCGCCCCTGACCAGGCCGGGGGCTTTTTGCTGGTCGGCGCCCATCCAGGACAAGCCACCGTACCGGCGCAACCTGAATCGGACAAGCTGCAAATCCTGCGGATTTTGTGGAAAGGATGCCGACTTCGGCCGCAACCTTTTAAGGTTGGGTTGAACCCTTAAAGCCTTCAGGCGCAGAACTGGTGCCCAACCACACCGTTTCAATGGCTCAGCCTCGACTGGAACGGGAAGTCGATCCCCTCACCCAGTTCGAGGGAGGCGTCCAGACCTTCGCCCTGCTGTTCACCCGCTGGATGGACACCAACGGCTGGTCACACCCAACGATGGTGACCCTGGCCAAAGCTTGCCTCGGCGGAACCGGCTGGCTCCACAGCAGCCAGATCAGCGGCCTCCGCCACGGGCGCCTCCTCAGCCCCGGCCCCCGGACCTTCATCGCTGTCGAGCGGCTCAACTTCTATATCCACCGCTACGCCACCACGAAAAAACTGCTCCCGGGCACCCCGGGCAGCAACCTCTACGCCAAGGCGTTCGCCATCACCGAGAACGACAAACCGCCCGAGCTCGGCTGGTGGGTCGAAGTCTTCTGCGGCCAACGCATCCCCCAGGACATCGACCTCCGTCAGACCTTCTTCACTGACGACCAAGCCACCAAGATCTCCAGCAGCTGGGGCGGGATGATCCGGAAGCTGATGATCCAGAAGGACATGGACATCATCGTTGAACTGGACCGGGTGCTCCGCGAGAGCTACCCCGCCAAGGATGCTGAACGTCTAAGCCGCGTCGCCAGCGTCATCCAGAACCGTGAGACCTGGAGCGCCCAGGAACTGGTGAACGAGCTCCCCGCCATCAGCAACCTCACCGCGAGCCTGGGCGGCCCCAAAACCGAGAGCGACCTGCTCCGCGCCCTCAAAGACTGAATCCGCGCACCGCGCCACCATCTGTGGTGTCAACGGCTCCTTGCACACCATATGGGGCGGCTAGATTGAGGGGACTGCTTCTAGTTCGTGGACGTCACCTCCTTATTCGCCCCGGCACACGCTTCCCGACCGCTGCAGGCGATCAACTGGGAGTACAAACACCTTTTTGACATCGAATTCATCGGTGAATCGGACCAGGAGTTCGTCCGCCTCATCTATGAAGACGACGAAAGCGGGGAAATGCACACCCTGCTGTGTGGCCGCCAGCATTACCGCCATCTGGGCCCATACATCGCTGACTTCCGCGCCTGGAAATCAGACCCCTACGCCCACGAAAACACTGTCATCCCAATCGCTCTGAGCCCCTGCGGTCGCGCTGTGTTCAGCCTCGCCGGCGCTGAGCACGACCACCCAGAGCTGGCCAGGCGCAACGTCAACGTCAAACTCCACCCCGAGGCCGCTCACCAAATCCGGAAAGCGGCCAAAGCCCGCGGCATGACTGGGGCCGAGCTCGTACTGACAGCCCTCCTCAAATCTGCATCCAAATTCGGTTGACATCACGGGCCAACCTGCTTAGGCTGACTTCAGTCGACCCTTCCGAGTGAGCACCAAGCACCGTCTTTACGGCGAGCTCAAGCGCAAACGGCATCTGTATCTCACGGACACCGCACACACTCATCTGGTCGACCTGGCACACAGCTCTGGCTCTTCCCCCTCCGAGGTCTGCGAGCAGATCATTCGGAACCACGCCACCGCCGCCGCCATCCCAGTCACCTCGGCATCTGACGCCCCATGACATCCGCATTCCTTTCCCTCGACCTTGTCGAAGAGATCTCCAAGGAGTCTTCGAGCAACGGTCGCTACCTGAACCCCGCCAAACTCACCGGCGAAAAGCGTCTCCGCTTCTTCGGTGAAGGCATCACGGGTTACAGCGCCTGGACCATCGACAAGAAACC